TATTACAGTTGGTTCAAATGTTAAGGTTGTAGATGGTTTGGACTTTTCTCGCTCTGCTGACTTTAATGCGGTGGCGACCAAAATTAAAGAAAAATTAACCACATTACAAGTTGCCGCTGATGTGACTTATGACGAAACAGGCAATCGCTTTATTATCTCCGCCAGTACAGCAGGTGAAAACGCTGAAACATTAATCTATTACGCAACAAAAGAAAGTGGTGCAGGTGATTATATTGGCGGTTTATTAAAACTAGAAGATGGTCAAGCAACACGAGTAATTGGTAAAAATCAGGTTCAATTAAAAGCCGAGAAAGTAGAAGAAGCATTATTCAATGTTTCAGAAGTAGAAAATGGCTGGTACGGTTTCACTTTCGCAGCACAATTAACTGATTCTCAAATCGAGGCGGCTGCTAAATACGCTCAAGCTAATGATAAGATGTTTGGTACGACAGTAATTAAACCAGAACACCTTGAATGGTCATCATCTAACGTTTACAAAAAACTATATAATGCAAATTTAGACCATGTTTTAGCTATCTTCGATAAAAACGATTTATATGTAGCTCAATCTACTTTGGCTCGTTTGTTATCTGTAAACTTTGCAGCTAACAACTCAACGCTTACACTTAAGTTTAAACAGCAACCAACAATCACAGCGGATGAAATCACTGCGACAGAATTCGCAAAAGCAAAACGATTAGGGATTAACGTTTATACTTACTTTGATGATGCAGCAATGATTGCAGAGGGTACGGTAATCGGTGGTAAATTTGCTGATGAAATCGTTATTCTTGACTGGTTCAAAGATGCAGTACAGAAAGAAGTGTTTGCTCGTTTATACAAATCACCAACTAAAATCCCATTAACCGACAAGGGTCAAGCAATTCTAATCTCTGCGGTTGAAAAAGTTTGTTTAGAGGGTGTTAATAACGGTGCGTTTGCTCCTGGCAAATGGACTGGTGATAGTTTCGGTAATCTGAAAACAGATGACTACCTAGAGAAAGGTTATTACATCTGGGCAGCTCCAATGGATACGCTTTCAGATAGCGACCGCGAGCAACGTAGAGCGACACCAATTCAGGTGGCTGTGAAATTAGCTGGTGCAATCCATTCAAGCGATGTGATTGTAAATTACAACCGATAACTAATAGGGCTGGATATTCCAGCCTTTTCTTTTTAAGAGGAAATATAAATGGCAGTTTTCGACCCTAAACAGGTAGTAGTGTTACTTGACGGAAAAGAAATCTCTGATTGGGCTGACGGTTCAGATGTAATCAGTGCAGCAAATCAAGTTGATGCTGGTCAGTTGGTTATCGGTGCGAACGGTACAGGCGTATTCATCGCTAATCCAGATAATTCAGGCAAGCTAACACTTAAAATCAAACAGCATTCGGCTGACAACGCTTACTTATCAAAACTATTTAATCAACAAAAGAGCAGTATTAAAACATTCTTACCTATCACTTTATCAATTCGTGACCTAATTAACGATGATGTAGTGACAGCAAGCAAAGGTTATTTTACTACTCCAGCACAATACGTTCGTGGTAACGGTCATAATGCCGAAACTTGGACGATCGTTTTTGAACAAATGACAATGAACTTAGAAAAAGGCGTTGAATAATGGAACAGGTTAAGCAATTCACTATCGAAGATGTGACTTACACAATGACACCAGCTAATGCGATGGCCGCGTGGACTGCGTTAAAAAATGCGATGAAGTTACTTCAATCAGTTGATTTATCCGCTCTAGGCGATAGCAAAAAGCTAGGTGCAGGCATTTTAACGACTGTATTGGCTAATTTAGGCGAACCAAGCGTGAAAGAGTTAGAAAATATCGTATTAACTCACACAGCTTGCGAGCAAGACGGTCAAAAATACCGTTTATCAGAACGTTTTGATAGTCATTTTAATAAACACCGTGGGCATTTAATCACCGTTTTAAAAGAGGGGTTAACCTATCAATTCGCTGATTTTTTTATCGGTGGGGGTGGATTGCTAGCCAATATTCAGGGCAAACTCAAAGCGTAGAAAGCCAATCAGAAAATAGAGTTGATTGGTTTGTTTTTACGCCAATAGTTAAAAAGTTCTGTACATTGCACGAATTAAGATCTGTTTATTCAATAGCAGATCTTCTTTCTTTCCACGAGGTAATAGTGGAATTAAATCAAATGGAGCAAAGCAAAGATGCTATTAGATGAGTTACTGATAAAAATCGGGCTTGATACCGATAGCCAAGCGATGCAGGAGTTTGATCAGTTCCTTGATGATGTTGGCAAAGGTGCAGAGAAAGCTGTAAACGAGCTTGACGGGCTATCTCAAGCGATTGATAACACTGTTGACACCAACAAGGTGAAAGATGGCGCCGATGCGGTAGATAACTTAAAAGGCAATATCAATAATCTTTGGGCGACAAAGTTTGGTGCTGATGGACTTGCTAAAAAATTCGAATCACTTGGCTTGGTCATTAACAAAACTGCGATTGCAGTAGTGGCATTTGGTGCAGCTTTCTACGGTGCAACGGTAGGTGTTAAAAACTTCGTAGATGGAAACCTTGATGCGTTAGACGAGATTAAACAGTTATCTAATGTAACAGGTGAAGCAGCAGATAAAATCTATCTGTTAGGCAAGGTCGCAGAAGTAAATGGTTCATCTGCTCAAGCAGCTCAATCATCAATCGAGGGATTGTCTCGAACAATCGGTGAGGCCGCGGCTGGAATTGGTCGTGGTGCTAAGACTTTTGAGCAGTACGGATTAAGTGCTAAGAAAGCCAATGGCGAAATAAAATCATCTAGTGAGCTATTCGGTGAGATATCCGAAAAAATGCAACAGATGAGCGACCAAGAGCAAATAGCAATGCTTGCAAAGTTGGGCATTGATGGCTCAATGATTCAAACGCTCCGATTAGGTAACGATGAATTAGCTGAACAGATTGCTCTAGCAGAAGCCTTAACACTTGGTGTTGGTAATGCAGAAAACGCAGAGAAAGCGGCAGCATTTAAAGATGCCTTAACGCAAGTTTCTCAAGTGTTTGTTGCTATCGGTGAATACGTTTCTTTGCGTATATCGCCATCAATCCAGCGATTAGCTGAACGCTTTACAAAATGGTTCGCAGAGAATAACAACTTCATCAAGGCTATTTTAAATGGACTTGGTCGAGTGTTCTCGTTCTTGTTTGAATTAGCAGGTGCGATAGATAACATCATTGAAAGCACAGTTGGCTGGAAAGCGGTGATTATCACGCTTGGCGGATTATTACTGTGGTTTAGCCGAAGAATGGTGTTAGCCTTTGCGACAAATCCAATCACCTTAGCGATTGCGGCAATAGCTGGATTAATCCTAATCATTGATGACTTTATTGGTTGGCTAAATGGTAGCGAGGCTCAATTCGGTGAATTCTATCAATCTTGTGCGGACGGTTTGCAGTGGATTGAAGATAAATGGGGCGAGCTTTCAGATTGGATTAAGGAAAAATGGGGCGAGGCTATTTCTTGGGTATCTGGGAAGTGGAATGCCTTTACAGCAACATTCAGCATAGACAACCTTAAAAAAGTCTTTGAAAGCGTTAAACAAACCATTATTGAGAAGTTTAAAGCAGCATTTGGTTGGGCTATCGACCTATGGAATAGCATTGTGGCTAAGATTGGCGGCGAGCCAATTAATATCCAAGCTAATGTATCTACTCAAGGCGTGCGACAAGCTGGATTAGGTGTGGCGGATTTAGCCTTAAACGCAGGCGTTTACGCAAAAGCATCTGAAGTTTCTGCTGGTGGTGTTGGCGGCGTTTCTAATGCTGATAATAGCGTGAAGAATAGCAACAACAAAATCACCATTACACAGCACATTCAAGGTGTGGATAATCCTAAGGCTGTGGCCGATCAATCAGCACGAGCAATCAATAACCAACTTTCACCAGTTATAGGATAGTAAAGAATGTTTAATTTTGCTCAAGTATCAAGCAGAAGTATAGGCACGATAACGTTTGACGTGGTTACAACGGAAGATCACCAATCAGACCTTTCAATCACAGAAAATCCAATCGAGTCAGGCGCTGCAATAGCCGACCACGCTGTAGTTCAACCAAAGCAAGTTACGATTAATGGGATTATGGTTGACCACGACCATGGAACGTTTGGTATCAATTCGCCTTACATTGGCAATATCCGTGGTGTGGTTGATTTTCTGAATAACTTTCCATTCCCTGTACCTGTAATCACTAAAACATCTCAAACAATCGCAAGAGCTGGGCGAGTAATCAGCCAAGCGGCAGGAGCTTATAGCCAAGTAAAAGGCGTAGTAAATCAGGTGAGAGCGATTGCACCTTTTTTGCCAGACTTTGGACTT